GACGACACCGGTAACACTTTCGCTGGTACTATCAACGGTAAGTACAGAGTCTTCATCGATCCTTTCGCTGCTAACTCTGCTGCTAACCAGTACTATGTTGTCGGTTATAAGGGTACTTCCCCTTATGATGCTGGTCTCTTCTACTGTCCTTATGTTCCCCTCCAGATGGTTCGCGCCGTTGGAGAGAACACCTTCCAGCCCAAAATTGGATTCAAGACCCGTTACGGTCTTGTCTCTAACCCTTATGCTGAAGGCACTGCACAAGGTCTTGGTCGTATCACCTCCAACAGCAACCGCTACTACCAGCGTACTGTTGTCAAGAACCTTATGTGATTCGGGATGTTGCGGGGCAGGTTGCCCCGACTGTCCTTTCAGACCTCCCTCAAAAGGGGGGTCTTTTTTTGTCTTGACATCGGGTTTCTTTGGTGGTAGAATGTTTTCAGTTAATCAAACTGTTTGGGAAAACCTATGTCAAAGTACTCACTATTCAACGAAGAAGACTTTCAAGATTTGAATAAGAGTTTGAAAGTCCGTCCGATGTTCACTGTGATGTCTAAGGAAGAGGAGGATTCAGTAAGGGTACTGAGCGGCAGGGGAGGTTCAACACACAGGTATCCATGGGATAGAATTCCTGTTGGAAGATCGTTTTTCAAAGAAGTATCAAAGAAAGATCTAGATGCTGATAAAGGTCGTCCTGCACTTACTCCTAATCTCAAGAAGCTAGGACTCAAGTGGACTACTCGTAGGATCTATAACGGATATCTAAATCAATATGGATATCAATGCACTCGTGTAAATTGATCAAGAGACCCGCAAGGGTCTTTTTTTTTGTATACATTTAATTTACTTCATTAAGTTAGCATACGCTGACTAAATAGTAACAGAATTAACTACTACCATGATCTGAGATCTCTATATTATATTCAATAACCAAGGTGATTTAAATGCACAACCTACTATCAATGGCTCAACTTAACGAATGGAAAATTACAGAAACTCCAGTTGACGATTTCGCCGTAGAGGAACAAGAAAGGTTAAATGATTATTATGAGTGTCTAATTGAATGCAGTTCACTAAGTGCTCCAGAATGCAAAAGAATTTGTAAGGAAGTCCTTATGTGATATAATATAATTTCCGTGTGAAGGAAGTGAGAGACCCGAAAGGGTCTCTTTTTTTGTCTAAATAAAAATAAAAATGTCATTCCTTAGCAAGCAGATAACAAACAAAAATTATTTGTCGCCTACAGGATTTAAATTCAATATTGTAAAAACTCCTAAAGTAGATTTCTTTTCTAACAGCGCAAAGATTCCTGGTATCCAATTAGGAAATATAAAAGTTGGAAACTACCTGAAGTCTATTGACCTTCCTGGTGATAATATTCAATTTGAAGATCTTACTCTACAGTTTATTGTAGATGAAGATTTAGAAAATTATCTAGAGATTCATAACTGGATCTATGGTCTTGGGTATCCAGAAAGTGTTAATGAGTTTCAACAACTTATTACTGCTGCAGATGGATCAAAAGATGTTAAACAACAATTTAGTGATGGAACTCTTGCGATTTTAAACAGTAATTTTAATGTAAGTGCAAGAATAAAATTTAGAGATTTATTCCCAATCTCATTAAGTTCTTTAGATTTTACCGCCACAGATACTGATTATACATACTTTACAGCAACAGTGACATTTAAGTATCTGTTCTATACGATTGAAGTTGCAGACTAATTTATGGATCTTGAAACTATACAAAGTATGTGGGTCAAAGACACACAGATTGATCAAGACAATTTACATGATGAAGCGGCAAAGATTCCATCTTTACATGCCAAGTATTTTGACATCTACAACAACATTAAGTTGCTTAGGGAAAGATCAACAACATTAGAAAATAAAATTAAATTAGATAGGCATCTGTATTACACAGGTAAAGCAGATCCTGAAGTTTATGCAAAAGATCCCTTTCCATATAAAGTTAGGGAAAAGGATGCTGTACAAAGATATATGTTGGCTGATGAGAAAGTTCAGTCAGCAAATTTAAAAATTAAATACTATGATGTCATGTTGACATACCTGGAAGATATTATTAAGCAGGTAAGCAATAGAGGATATCTGATTAAAAATATTATCGATTGGCATAATTTCCGTGCAGGGTGAGCATGACCAAACTTATAGTATCTAAGAAAAACGAAGTTTTTTTAAAAATTGAATCTGAACCTCATGTATATCAGGAGTTGTCTGATCACTTCTCTTTTGATATAGAGGGTGCTAAGTATATGAATCAGTATCGTAGAAGGTACTGGGATGGAAAGATTCGTTTATTTTCTACACATACGAGAGAACTATATGCTGGGTTATTAGATAAGTTAGTATCTTTCTGTAAAAGGCAAGGATATGAATTTGAATTTACAAACAATAAATTTTATGGAACTCCTTATGAAGAAAATGAATTCATATCCAAGGAGGGAATAAAAGATTATATGTTGTCTATTTGTAATCGTCAACCTCGTGACTATCAAGTAGAGGGAGTATACGATGCTCTAAGACACAATAGAAGGTTAGTGATAAGCCCAACAGCCTCCGGCAAATCTTTGATGATTTACTCAATCGTGAGGTACTATACAGAGCGCAAACAAAATATCCTCCTAGTTGTTCCAACGACATCTCTGGTAGAGCAGATGCATAAGGACTTTGAGGAATATGGATGGGATGCTTCTTCATATTGTCATAAAATATATGCAGGTAAAGAACGAGAAGCTAAAGCACCCGTTATCATTACTACATGGCAATCTATCTATAAATTAGAGAAGAGTTATTTTGAGCGTTTCAATGTAGTAATTGGTGATGAGGCACATTTGTTTAAGGCAAAGTCTCTTACCAGCATCATGACTAAATTACATCAAGCAAAATATCGTTTTGGTTTTACTGGAACTCTAGACGGAACACAAACTCATAAGTGGGTGCTAGAAGGATTGTTTGGACCATCTTACAAGTTAGTTCGTACCGAGGAACTAATGAACAAAGGGTATCTGGCAAAACTAAATGCTAAGATTCTTTTGCTAAAACATGATGAGAGAGTATTTGATTCTTATCTGGATGAAATTAATTATTTAATCTCTCATGAAAAAAGGAATAATTTTATAAAAAATTTAAGTATAGATCTTAAAGGAAATACTCTAGTTCTTTTTGCAAGAGTTGAAGATCATGGGAGAGTTCTTTTTGATATGATAAATAAAAACATAGGAGAAGATCGAAAAGTCTTCTTTATTCATGGTGGAGTAGATGTTGAGGATAGAGAACTAGCCCGTTCAATCATCGAGAATGAAACCAACTCTATTATTGTTGCTTCATACGGAACTTTCTCTACTGGAATTAACATTAAAAACTTACATAATGTTATCTTTGCTTCTCCTTCAAAATCAAGAATTAGGAACTTACAATCAATTGGTAGAGTACTGAGAAAAGGTACTAACAAATTTAGTGCGACTCTCTACGACATTGCTGATGATTGCACCTTTCGTTCAAAACGAAATTACACATTAAACCATCTCATTGAAAGAATTAAAATTTATAAGGAAGAAAAATTTACTTATGACATGGTAACCATTAATCTAAGAGAAAAGAATGAACGATGACTTTTACGCAAGTATCAAATTAGTATCTGGTGAAGAACTCTTCGCTATAACTTCTTCAGAAAATGATACATTAATAGTTCAAGATCCTGTCTGTATTGAAACTATACATGGACCAAGAGGATCTTTTGTAAGAATAGAACCTTGGATGCATGTTCCAAATGATCAGTTTTATTTTATTGATAAGACACAAATTATTACAATGACAGAAGTAGAATGCGACCATGAAATGGTTGAGTACTACACAAATTATATTATTGACGCTGCTGAAGATCGGATGGGTATCAATACAAGATCAACCGGTAAAGTCAAACCATCAGAAAAAATGGGATATCTAGGAAATGTTAAGTCTGCTCGTAAAAATCTAGAGGATCTATTTAAATTAGAAGCAGACCCTAGAGCAGGCATTGCAACTCATGCTTAAGCTCAAAAGCTTAGATACAGTACTTCTGAACTTCGACAAAGTTATTCTACAGACAAAAGCATAGATTGTCAAGCTGTGCTATAATGTAAACACGAACTTAGCATAGATATGCCTAAAAAAAGATCTGAACATTATGTGAATAATAAAGAATTGTTAGATGCGATGGTTGAATATCGTATTGCAGCAAAACTTGCTAAAGAGAATGGAACCAAACCTCCAGCTATTAGTAATTACTTAGGAGATTGTTTTCTTAAGATTGCAACACATCTTTCTTATAAACCAAACTTTGTCAACTACATGTTCCGAGAGGATATGATTGGCGATGGAATTGAGAATTGTGTACAATACATTCATAACTTTAATCCAGAAAAATCCACTAATCCATTTGCTTATTTTACTCAAATTATTTACTACGCATTTCTTCGCAGAATTCAAAAAGAGAAAAAACAATTAGAGATTAAAACAAAAATTATTGAAAGAACTGGATATGATCAAGTTATGGTCATTGAAGAGGGTGCAAATGGATCCACAAGCGACTATAATACTATTAAAGATAACATCCAGTATAGAACATCTAGATAATTCAAATGAAATTGACTCAAGATCTAATTGATGAAATAGCATGTGCTATGGACATGCGTAAAAAGAATGGTGATCCAGTATGGGAAGAAGGTGATGAAGTTAGAGTTGAAATAGCTGGTACATTTGCTGCAGATAAATTTATTGTTATTAAAAACAAAAGTAAATCTCCAGTAATTTCATCCTTACCTATGGATAGAGAACACAAACCACATCATTCAAAATGAAAATTGGCATTATTACTGATCAGCACTTCGGTGCTCGTAAGGGTAGTAAGTTGTTTCATGATTATTTTTTAAAATTTTATAATGAAACTTTTTTTCCTACTCTTCTTGCTGAAGGTATCACAACTCTTATCGATATGGGGGATACTTTCGACAATCGTAGGAGCATTGACTTCTGGTCTCTTAAATGGGCTAAAGAAAATTACTACGATCGTCTCCGTGATATGGGGATTACTGTATATACTGTTGTTGGGAATCACACAGCGTATTACAAAAACAATAACTCAATCAATACAATTGATTTACTATTACGAGAGTACGATAATATCATCCCTATCACTGATTATGCCGAACATTTAATCGGCGGTACTAAGTTTGCTTTTATTTCTTGGATCAATGCTGAGAATGAAAAGGATACTATAGAGTTAATTAATAATAGTGATGCAAAACTTGCTGTTGGTCATTTAGAACTTAATGGGTTTGCTGCTTATCGTGGATTCATGCAAGATCGTGGAGACGAAGCAGAGTATCTGAAAAAATTTGATAGAGTGTTTAGTGGACATTATCATACACGCAGTAACGACGGTCAAATCTTTTATTTGGGAAATCCTTATGAACTGTATTGGAACGATGTTAACGACCCTAGAGGCTTCCATCTCTTTGATACTGAGACATACGATCTAACTAATATTGATAATCCAAATAAGATGTTTTATAACATCTATTATGAGGATACTCCCCATCAGATGTTCAATGCCTCTGAATATGCTGGTAAAATTGTTAAAGTCATAGTTCGTAAAAAAACAAAACCAAAAGACTTTGAGAAATTTATTGATAAACTTTATACCGTTGGTGTAGAAGAGTTAAAAGTTATTGAAAACTTTGATTATAATCAAGGTTGGTTGCATGGAGAAGATTTAGAAATTAGTGAAGAAGAAAACACTATGTCTATATTGAATAGATACATTGAAGAAACTGAAACTGATATTGATAAATCTAGGATCAAAACCTTATTTGGTTCGTTGTATTCAAAGGCTTGTGAAGTTGAGTAATGTTTTTGTTAACGGAGAAAGATAAAAAAGAAGAAGGTGCCTACGCTGTAAAGGATCGGCGTGGTAATAAAGTTCTCTTTATCTTTGAAGAAGAAGACGATGCTATTAGATATGCTTTACAGCTAGAAGAAGATCATGGGGTTGAGATGTCTACAATTGAAATTGAAGAAGACCTTGCAATAAAGGCGTGTGAGGTGTATAATTATAAGTATTCAGTAATCACTTCCGAAGACATCGTAATTCCACCTACACAAGATGATAACATTTGAAAAAATTAGATGGAAAAATTTTCTATCTACCGGTGATCAATGGACAGAGATATGTCTTAATAAAGTTTCCACAACATTAATCGTAGGTACTAATGGTGCTGGTAAATCTACAATGCTTGATGCATTGTGCTTTGCGCTGTTCAATAAACCATATCGTAAAATAAATAAACCTCAACTTGTTAACACTTCTAATGATAAAGGTTGCTTGGTAGAGGTTGAGTTTTCTGTTGGACCTAAAAAATATCTAATCCGTCGTGGTATCAAACCAAATGTGTTTGATATCTTAGTCGATGGTGAGATGAAAAATAAAGAAGCTGATGATAGAACTAATCAGAAGATTGTAGAAGATCAAATTCTTAAATTAAACTATAAATCTTTTACTCAGATTGTTATCTTGGGTAGTAGTAACTTTGTGCCCTTCATGCAATTGACTCAGGCACATCGTAGAGAAGTTATTGAAGATCTTTTAGATATTCGTATCTTCTCTGCCATGAATAACTTCTTGAAGGAGGATATTAGGCAGTCTAAGGAGATAATTAAGAGTCTTACTTTGAAGAAAAGTAATATCAAAGATAAGATTGAAATGCAATCATGCTTTATTGGTGATTTAGAAGACCGTCATAAAAATAGAATAGATGAAGACATTCTTAAAATTGAAAAGTTATGTTTTGACTCTGGTATTCTTAATCTTCGGAATGAAGACATCTCTAAAAATATTGAATTGCTCAATGAATCCCTCAAAGATGTAGCAAATTCTACACAACAACTTCGTAAACTTGGTAGCCTTAAAGGTAAGATTTCTCAGAAGGTATCAACGATTACGAAGGAGCATAAGTTCTTTACTGAGAATACGGTATGCCCTACATGCACACAACCTATTCAAGAAGACCTTAGACTAAATAAAATTAGTGACGCTCAATATAAAGCAAAGGAACTCCAAGAAGGTTTTCTTAAACTGGAGGAGTCGATACGGATAGAAGAAGATAAAGAGCGTCACTTTAAAAAACTCTCAACGGAGATTACTGAACTTACACATGACATTTCTCAAAACAATGTTAGGATTGCTGGATATCAAAGACAGGTCGGAGATTTACAATCGGAAATTCAAACTCTTACCAGTCAGTTACAAAACAGAAATTCTGAACATGAGAAGTTAGACGGGTTCAAAGATTCTCTACAAGTAGTATTCAGTAAACTTGCTGAAAAAAGCGAGGAAGTCAGGTACAACGATTTTGCATACTCTCTTCTTAAAGATGGTGGAGTAAAGTCCAAGATAATCAAAAAGTATCTTCCCCTTATTAATAAGCAAGTTAATCGTTATCTCCAGATGATGGATTTCTATATTAATTTTAATCTGGATGAAGAATTCGTAGAGACTATTCAGAGCCCTATCCACGACAAGTTTACTTACTCTTCATTTTCTGAGGGGGAGAAAATGAGAATTGATCTAGCACTTCTTTTTGCTTGGAGAGAAGTTGCTAGATTTAAAAATTCTGCTAATACTAACCTTTTAATTTTAGACGAAGTATTTGACAGTTCTCTTGATACCGTTGGTACAGATGAGTTTACCAAGATCATTAGATATGTCATTCAAGATGCAAACACTTTTGTGATCTCTCATAAGAGCGATATGCTTGATAAGTTTAATAATGTGGTAGAATTCTCCAAGAGAAGTGGGTTTTCCTACATGAGTGAAAAAACTTCGGTTGAAGGATAGATTATGTACATTGTAAAAAACCTTTTATCCAAAGCTGATGTTGAACAAATATATGGGCACTTGATGGCAGATGCGACTTGGAAAATTGGTGGCGCTTATGGCGGTGTTGATGATCCACTTACGCATTATCCAAGAACAGTGGCCATGGATGCTAATGGTATGCACAGTCCTTTCTTATCTGGATACTTTATTTGTTTGATGAGTGTTCTTCGTGATAGAATACAAGAAGAGTATGGGTTTACTTTACCAGTTGGTGGACTAGGTGCGATTGGATTCAACGCACAAAGAAAAGGAAATATTTCTGTCTTCCATACAGACGGTGATGCTAAAGGTCAATTTATTTGGAGCGTTGTTGGATTTCTTACTCCTCAATGGGACCCTTCATGGGGAGGTGAACTGCAAATAGAGGATCGTACTTATACTTTTGAGCCTGGAGATTTTGTTGTCTTTAGATCAAACGAACTTCATGACGCTCTTCCTATCAAAGTAGATACTCCTTTCTGGAGAGTTAGTGTTGCTTGTATGATGGGTAGGTAGACGCATTACAAACTGTCCACTAAAGACCTCTGACTACTGTCAGGGGTTTTATAATAGGTACATACGAGAGGAACAGCATGCTTCAAGAGATCAAAGGTAAACTTGCGAAACTGCTTGCTACAGAAAATTTGATCGTTGAGCATCGCACTGTTGAGACGGCTCAGTTTGATGTTGTTCGTCGGGTCCTAACCCTCCCCAATTGGCAGATATCGTCGATAGATGTATACGACCTCCTAGTTGCTCACGAAGTTGGACATGCCTTGTTCACGGACCCTAGAGACTGGTCTCTAGAACCAGAGTGGTGTGATGTCCCTCAGACATTTGTTAACATTACTGAGGATGCTCGCATTGAGAAATTGATGAAGCGTAAGTATGCCGGTCTTTCCAAAACATTTTACCGTGGATATAGTGATCTAAACGATAGTGACTTCTTTGATATTGAAGATGCTGATTTAGATAAGTTTTCTCTTGCAGATAGAATCAATTTACATTTTAAACTTGGCACTCATATTAATATAAAATTCTCTGAAGAAGAGATGGTAGTTGTTAATGCAGTTGCAAACTCTGAGACTTTTGATGATGCCTTGATGGCTGCTAAGATTCTTAATACTCTTGTGAATGACGAAAGTGTTACTAATATCCCTGAGAACAATCAACAATCTGGAATTACTCAAGAGTCTGAACAGCAATCAACAGAACCAGCACCTCCTACTTCTCAGGAAGGGGAATCTGAAGACAACACTGAGCAAGATAGTGAGCAAGATAGTGAGCAAGATAGTGAGCAAGACACTGAGAATGTTTCTGAAAAAGGAGAAGATGAATATTCTGAGAGTGGAGAAACTGTAACTGATGAAACGGAATCTAAAACAGCAGACTCTCTTAAAGAGAAATTAAAAAGTCTTGCTAAGATGACTGAGGAAGAATTCAATTATGTAACAATACCTGAAATTAATATCAAGCATAGTGTTGTGTCTGCTAAAGAAATACATGAGTATATTCAGAACTGCTGGTCAGAATGGGCTCAAGGTGCAATGGAAGAAAATGTTCATTCTTGGTATAAACATCATGCAGAATCCAGAATGCTAGTTCAGGACATCGAGTTTAATAAATTTAAGAAAGAATCTGCAAAGGAAGTTAATTATCTTGTAAAGGAATTTGAGTGCAAAAAATCTGCATCATCTTATGCTCGTGCAACTACTAGTCGTACTGGTGTACTTGATTGTACTAAACTGCATTCGTATAAGTATAGTGATGATCTCTTTAAAAAAGTCACTGTAATTCCCGATGGAAAAAATCATGGACTTATCTTTGTTTTAGATTGGTCTGGATCTATGGCAGATGTGCTTCTCTCTACTATTAAACAGTTGTACAGCTTGATTTGGTTCTGCCGTAAAGTTGGTATTCCATATGATGTATATGCTTTCACTCAAGAGTGGAACTATAAGGCTGGTAGATTTTCTTCACTTGAAAAGAAAGAGGGAACTATTTGGATAAATGATGAGTTCTCAATGCTCAATATTTTGACTAGTAAGGTAAATAACTGTACTGCAGATATTCAGATGAGAAACATTTGGAAAATTGCATCTTCGTTTACCGATCACTCTGGTGTTACTCCTCCTCGTATGTACCTCTCTGGTACACCATTAAACGAAGCTATTATTACTCTTCATGATATTATCCCTGACTTCAAGAAAAGGTATGGTGTTGAAAAATTAAATTGTGTCATTCTTACTGACGGAGAAGCACCAATTCCTTCTCGTACAGTAGTATTGCGCCGTAACTGGGAGCATGAAGAATCTATTCGTCATCGTAGGATTAGTGACAACACTTTTCTTCGTAATTTGAAGACTGGAACTGTTAGGCGTCTATCGTATATTTACAATACATTCACAAAATGTATGTTGGATGATCTTAAA